CGCTATTAGCTGCTGAATCAAGTGCATCCCCTGTATTAATGACCGTGTCAGCAATCTCTCCGAGAATATCTTTTATAAAGACATAGCCTGCGGTATCGTTCGCCCCTACTATCGTTTCCCACAGTGTTTGCCCCGCGCTTTTATTTATGATCTCGATCCAAATTTTTGCGCCTTGTATTAGCTTCTCGATTTCGTCGTTGACCGCGCTTAGTTGCTTGGCTAACTCCTGGCTACCTCCAATCGATTTATAGAATTGGTCTCTTACGTTTACTAAAATCGCTCTTAGCCTCTCAAATTCGTCTCCTGCGTCGTTCGTTACCTCGCCCAGCCTGTCTACTTGAGAGACTAATGCTCTGGTCGCTGCGGCTTTGATCGCTTCTGCTTTTTGTAGTTCGTTGAGTCTATCTTTTGCTACTCCTATCTGCTCTGCGTAGTCTTTAAATGCCTGCTCGTTATCTAGTAGAATACCCCGACTCTTCAGAAACCTATCGTCACCCCTAGCTAGTCCCGCTATGAACGCCTCGAACTCTTCTTTTGCATCTCCGCCTATTGTGTCCGCGTAACTTCGAGCTGCTTTAGCTATCTCGTCAAATGCCGTAGGATCTAACTTTGCTATGAGCCCCTCGTTAGCAATCCTCATTAACTCTGAGTTTTCAATCGTCTCTCCAAACGCCTCGTTTAACTCTCCGGTTAATACGCTTGCGGTTGTTCCGGCCTTTTTCGCTAGATTGTCTAATCCGGCCTCTAAATCTGCGAGTCTTGCACCTTCTTTGATCGAGTGCCCGATTGTTCCAATTGCTCCGCTGATAGCCCCAAACGCTTCCTTTGCTAGTCCCAGCCCTGAATATAATGATACTATCTGGGCTTGAAAGTCGCTAAATCCCTGCCCCGCTTGCTTAGTGTTCTGCTCTGTCTTTTTTATTTCCTCGCCTAGTTCGTTAAATACACTAATAGCACCTCCAGCATCTACGACGACGCGAAGCTTCAATTCATTGTCTGCCATTAAATGTATCTATGCCTAAAGCTTGACCCTCTAAGGATCATTTCATGTTTAATTTTCATTCGTAGAATTGTGCCCACCATCCCGTGGACCTTTTCTCTGTCTGCTTTACGGCCATTAATAAGATCGGCGATCTCGGGAAGTAGCATTTTTAAACGCATCTCCGCTATTGGATCTCTGACCGTGTTGGATATGTCTATGAATTTGAGAAGTAGCGCTTCTGTCTTTGCGTCTTCTTGGCTGTTGAGTTCTGTTGATACGGCCTGACTTAGTGCCGCTTCTGCCACCTTTTCTACGTATTCTTCGTTCTGCTCTGGTGACGCATTGATTTTAATTGTGGGATTAATATACTTTGTATTCTGTAAGGAGCGGAGCCTATGACTCTCGCGTAGACCCTCCCGCATCATCTCTGCTGTTTGTGCTGCTGTTTGGCTGTCCATTGTGCGTAGATAGTCTCCAGATCAATAAGGGTTTCTAACGATTTTAATAATCCGAGTTTTCGGATCGTCATGCGGTAGACCGTAGAGTCACCGCTGATGCGTTGCAAATGTTTTGCTACAATGTAGTCATCTGCCTGACGATTGAGAGATATATCAGTTGCTATATCTTCAATCGGGCACCCGCCCGACGTCATACACCACGGGACAAGTCCATCGGCTGATAGTGTCTTGCAATTTCTACAATGTAGATTAGGGTTTTCGAGCAGTAGCCACCTAACGCGCTCGATTAAGCGCTCTTGCTCTGTAGTTTTTTTGGGCCTACCATCAGCGCCTTTAGCGCCTCCTCGTAAGCTATAAAGAGCGCTGACATAAACGATACAGGGGGTCCGTAACTTTTAATCTCATCAACCGTTACGGCCTCCCCGTTCTCGTTATACAAGCCTTTAACCTCAAGTAGATCATCTACGATCTTCTTTTCGCTTTTTTGCTTAAGATAGATTTCATTAGCCTTCGGCTCGTGAAACGTAAATTCCGCGTTACCGTCTTCTGATTCTATTGTTACTATAAAGGTTTTTGAGCTTGGTAGTTTCATTATACGTATGCTGCCGACTTAGTATTATAAAGGTTTAGGTACGGGGTTAATCTCGTCATCCCGGATGGAAGAGAGTCCGCAACCAAACACATGAATGTTAAGGTCGTAGGGTTATACGCGGAGGAGTTTAACGGACGTGAGATATCCGTGATTATCTTCATACGCGGTATATAGACTTCCATCTGATAATATTGAGATCCACCGATTAGCGGGCCTCTTACCCGAAAATGTGCTTTATATTCTGTCCCTGCCTGCATTGCTGTGAAGTAGGTTAGGTCTGCTAGATTTTTTAGCGTAAAGGTTAAGGTGTAGGATAACGGGGGATCTCCTGCCACTAAAAACTGTCCATTCCCTGCTGACCCTTTGTATTCCCTGTTTGCTGCTATCTGATATTCGTGATCAAATACCAGGTTCGTAAAGTTAAGTTTATCACTTGACGACAGGGTAGACCCGCCGATTGCGTTAATCCATAAATAATCTGCCTGATCCGCTACCATCCTGTTACTATTCGCTAGGGTTAAGTTCGACATCGTTGCCGATGTATTCACCGCACTAGCTAGCTCTAACTTGTTACCTAATAGCGTCATTGCTAGATCGACATAGCCTGGGGGTTGAGGCATTGTTATTGTTGCCTTGGCTGGGCTACAGGAAGGATATTCCATCACCTCGGTAGTGGTAGGTTGAATTGCGAGGGTTCCGAATTTGCTAAACCTCGTTTCATTCAGTGTTAAAGAATGACAATATGCGCCGCTTCCCATATTGACTACTGTGTCAGTTCCGTAAAGAAGCGCTAGCGCCGCGTTTGCTGCGTCGTCGTAGTGTAGTCGCTTGGTAAACTCTATCCGAGGGTCTGTCCCTCCTCGTTGTGCATCGTTAAGCATCGGAGTCCCCGACCCGATAGGGTTTGTAGACAATTCCTCGGCGTTCTCGCCGTGAGTAATGTTTAATACTTCTAGCCTGTCACTAGCTCCGCACGCCACCGCCGTTTCAAAGACGGACCCGACTTTAAATCCTATTACTACATCTCCGCCCGTAATATCTGCCATTGTTGAAATCTCCTAATTAAAAACTTGATGTGTATTGCTCTGCTGTAAAAACTATAGTTCCGCGCCAACATTTTGCGCCTGCGATCTCTACCTCTTCGATACTCAGGGGGTCTTCGTCCGGAATCCAATAATCAACCGTAGATCCCCAGTCGCTCCCAAGGCTGCTAAAAACGATGCTTATTAAAGTCTCGAACGCGCTCCTTACGTCTCTATACGACTCTCCGCTTGCGTCCTGCTCTTTAGTATAATTAACTCTTACGCTGTATCTTAATTGCGCCTTATCCCCTGCGGAGAATATCGGGTATGTAATATTCCGCGTTACTAAGCTTGTCCAGAAATTTACTTTCCCTTTGTGATATAGATAAGATAAATCTCTTTCTGATGTTTCTACAGGCTCAAACGCCACCACGACAGGGCTATATTGTTTAATATAGCTGTTGTTCCATACACTTTGTGCCCATGCTGCTTCGACTTCTAAAGTCGTGCTCATCTCACCATCCGAATCGTCCGACTCGCTATCTCAGCTGGGACGTCGGCAGCTCCGTCTCCGTCCGTATCGCTCTCTATCCCCGACGTTGCAATTGCGTTGTTGTACTTATTTTGGAACTCTTTGAATCTAAGATGGAATCGATCATTCTCTTCTTTGAATTGCGATAGGTTCGCCAACTCGATTGTTTTGAATGCTAGCGCTAACCTAGCGCGACTAAGATTCTTGATAGTGCCCCAATCAAACCCTTTTGCTTGGAAATCTGACTGCATCTCCTCCATAGCAAGTTGAAGAAAATCATCTAATTGCGAATCGGTAATATACGTAGATATACCAGGCCATACCCGCTTAAGATCGGCCTTGGTCGTGCCTGGTATTTCCGGTAGTGCTTGCGTCCGCTCTAGTACTAATTGGTTTATAACGGTTTGTCGTTGGCCTCCTGGCGCCGATACGAAGTTGATTACTTCCCAGTATCCTCGCGGGCTAGTAGCACTATTGGGGCTTGGGTTTGCAATGGGAGGGAATGTCCACGATCTAGCATATGGTGTAACTGCCTGGGGCTCCCAGTAACTTATTGAGTGGCTCGCTATCGCTCCAGTTCCAGCCTGTGCGTCCGCCAGTGTCGGTAAGGAGCTGTATAGATAGATCGCTGGTGCTTGCGAGGGTAACTCTATCGGTTCGTCATCTTCAAGCGGGTAAAAATTCCGCGTTATCGATTTACCGTAGTTATAGCTCATCTATCCTTTCTTTTTATTAGCCAATTCAGCGATCTCGGTAGCCTTCCGTAGAGCACTATCAAACGTAGAGTCCTTGCCGTCTCTTTGACTTTGCTCATGAATAACCTTGGCCAGTCGGTCGCGCGCATCTCTCGCCTTCTCGTCCGATGTCATCTGAGTTTTACGACGCTGAAATTCGGCATCGTTTTCTAGCCTATTCCCCATCTTTTAACCTAGCTTTTTTAGCTTCCTTTATCTTTTCGTCCATAACGGTCTCGTTAAGTCGGGGGTCAATAAAGGCTCCCGTTACAGTCTTGATCCATACGTCGACGTCTTCGTGTCTCTTGTCTAAGTTATGTCCCGCTATTGGCTTCATTCCTTGTCTTAAAAAATTGTCCATAGCGAAACGAGTATTATGGGTTCCATCTACTCGTATAAATACGTCTGCTAAGAACTCCTCCCCTGTAATTTTCTTCTTTATCATTTTAAATTGCACACAGGGTTGATTCGGAATTTTTCTATCCATTTGCTACCTATAAAATGAGGGCCAGGGATTACCCCTAGCCCTCTCTCTGATTAACTACTTATTTATGCGTCTGATCTAACTTCTGATGCAGCTGCGTCGTTGTAGAGTACTACGTTGTAGAACATCCAGGATTGAACGACCCAGGAAAGACCCGCCACCTGAGAAGCAACACCCATGCCTGACCAGAATACGGTTGAGTCGATAGCTCCGCCCATTGCTGCTGCGAATGCGTATCTAGGATCGAACAATACTCCTTGAGAGTCTCCACCGGTAGATGACAATCCTGTGGTTTGATATATATCAATACCGAGGAAGTTCCCTACAAAGTTGTTTGCCTGCGGGGTTCCGAATAGCGGAGAGTTATACTGAGACGCCCAAATCGCTGCGCCAGAATTTGCTACTAGCTTCCTGAGTTCGTACACCTGCTTATAACTCAATATCGCTACTCTCGGGCCTACCGGAGTATTCCCGTTGTCTACGTTGTAGAGCGCTTCGAGAAGTGCGTCTGTGCTCATCGTAGATGATGCCGTAGCAGTAGCGGTAATGGAGTCGATCAAAGCAAGTAAGTCATCGTCAAATTTACGTGCAATAGCTCGTCCCTGCTCGTCTCCTACGCGCGTGAAGTCCGCCGCCCCTGCGCCGAACCGAATCACCTCTGCCGATAGAGGCGACGATACTACCACCTTTGCGGCTGTAGCGGTCACGCTCGTGTCGTTAATGTCAGAGTTGGCATCGGACGGGGTATACACCGCGCCCTCTGCTACAACTTCTGCGACTAACGATCCACTCTTTCTAAATTTAATCGCGTTGGTGTCGTTCGGTAATGTGGCCGCATAAACGAGCCCCATACCGATAGACGCCTCTTTAAACGCGGGCGATATTAACGAGCTAATCCCGTTACCTATCGTTACCGCATCGGCTAAATCCATTCGTCCATCTTGTGGTAATGCCATTGTTGAAATCTCCTAAAAATAAAAAAGGCGCTCTTAGGCGCCTTGGTTTGAAAATCTGTATTAGTCTTTGCTTAAGTAATAATTCCCTTGTACTTAAGCTCCTGGATTAATGTGCAAACGGTAGAGGCGATATTAGCCGCCGTTCCTTCGTTCGCTGCGAGGGACTTACGATCCCCCGCCGTAAATGATGTAAGGGAGTAACCAGGATATGCTAGGTTTTTAATCTGTGACGTTCCCCCCGCTATGCTGAGTCCAGCGAAAAAAACGCCTATGTCTCTATTCTCTGCCATTTGAAATTCTCCTATTAGCTTTAAAATGTAAAAGTTTTCTTGATCTCATCCGGTTTCATTTTTGATAGGACTGCTCGCCCATGATCCGGCATTGCCCGCAGCTCTGCGTATGTATACGTCTTGCCCACTGGGGCATCTCTGTGTTGTCCGCCCGTCATTGTTCCCGCCTTGTCTGCGGAGATTGCAATGTTTGGGTACTTAGTCGCTAGCTCCTCAAAATACTCAGATACCCCCATTAAATTTCTGGGGTCTTTTGTAGAAGCTCTAACCTTCCCGTCTTTATCCTTTACTCGTATCTCGCCTTCATTTAAGACTAGATCCCGCTCAATTAAGCTCTGGACTAAATCAAGCTCGTTAGAGGTGAATCTTTTCGCGGCTTCTAGCATTGCGGGCTGTACCACCTGTAACTTTTGGACTAACGTGCTTTTGCTTTGGACCTCTTGCTCTAGCTCGTCGATTTTCTTCGAGTATCGTGCTGACTCTTCCGTCTTAACCTTGCTAATAAGCTCTTCGACCTTGGAGCCATCTTTTGTAGCAACGTCTTTCCGTAGTTGATCGGCCTCTTCTGCCTTCGCGCGTAGGGCTTCGAGATCGATTCCCTTGAATGCCTCCATTTGCTTTTCTAGGGTCTTCGCCAATCCTTCGAATCGGTATGCTCTTTCTTGGACCTTGTCAAAGTCTGCTTTGCTTACGGTTTCCAGTTGGCTGCTATTGTCGCTCATTTATTTTCTTCCCAGTAAAATGCTTCTAAGTTGTTTTGTAATGCGAGTAATTTGCTCGCGTGAAAATCCGAAAAAATCTCGACCGTTTCCTATATTGCCTTTTGCTTTCAAAGCTTCGAAAGTAGAGTTAAAAAAGACTGTTCCGATAAACGATCCGTTGCGCTTCTCAACCGTTTGAGTCATTGCTGCCTGCATTGCACCAGACCAAAGGAGACTAGGGCGCCCATCTCTTCCAGATTCTATTCGTTTCTTTTTATATGCGGGCGAATAGCTTTTAAAGGATCTTCCATTCTTATCTCTACCGCTTTGCGTCCGTATTCTGATCTCTGTGATCGCCTCTTCTAGCAGAGCGCTAAACTCTTGATCTATGTTCTTTTCTATGTCGGGCAACTTGATTGTGTTCGTTACTTCTATCCCTGCCATCCTAGCCTTTTCGCAAACTCTGGTGATACAGGTCGAAACTCGTGTCTACAGTTGTACCCGCCCCCATAAGTTAGAACATTCAATCCCTGGTCGTTATCCATCGATTGAATTTCTTTGATCGTGTAAATTGGGGGATCTTTTCTCAATACATCCCTACAAAATGGGCGAGTTATTTTATCCTCTGGGCCGACGTAATAAAAAAGTTCAAACCCTAACTCAATGGACTTCTTAATCGTGACCGACCGACTGAATGCCATAATGCTGGTATTCAACTCGGTATTAATATTAGCTTCTAACCGCCCCGAGACGTCCGGTATTATCTTCTCGGCCTTTGGTTTCTCTCCAGCTATCACCGTCCTCATAACCTGGGCGCGAACATCATCTACATATGTTTCTAGGATGTTTGTAGTCTTACTAAGATCGAAACGTATTAGCTGGTCGATCATCTCTGTATCTGCGTTACTTAGCGGTTTTTCTGTAACTATTTCTGCGAGTTCGTCGCGTATAAATTTTAACTTTTCTAGATAAATGGGGCGCAGGCGGTCGAGCACTTTAGATAATCCCGTCTCGCTCATGCGAGATTGAATAGCACCTAACATGCTCGCCGCCTCTGCCCCCTGAACCTTCCCAGATTCGAGATCGTGAATTACTCGCGACAAGCTCGAATCAAAAAACCTTGAAAGGGACAACGAAAAACTTTTTATTTCTGCCTCGGTCGCTCTTGTTTCTAACTTCAGCCGTCTTTGTATGCCTTTAATGCCATCAGCCATTGATTACCGTGCTAATATCTTCGGTTCCTGTCTGATTTTGCTGCTCTTGAGTTGTAGTATCCGTGTTATCAATATCGGTTAAGATATTGTCGAGATCCGTTTCTGGTAAATTCATGCGTCGTGCGAATTTTTTTAACACCGACTTATTCCAGCTCGGGATTTTTTTGATGCTATCTTGTATCGCGCTATAAAGGCTGAGTATCTCCTGTACTTGTTCCTCTACGATATCGCGGGAGAAAGTAACCTCTTTGTCGTATGTCTTCCCCTTGTAGAGACCTAGAAAGCGTACTATCTCGTTAGCTTTATTCTCTAACGTCTCTATCGTAGATAGTACCAAGGCTTGGGTATTTGCTTTTTGTTCTTTTATCGTGTCCGCGGCTTCCGCGACTCCGCTATCTAATGGCAATGACCGAAGCATGTTGAGCCCTACTTTGAAGACATTCGCGAGGCTCTCCCGTACTGCATTCTCTAGTGATGTGGCGGAAGGGGGTTCGATAGAAAAAGCGTCTCCGTTTTCGGGTAATAATGTCCACGAGTATTCTGTCAGAGCTTTTATTAGATCCGCGTCTGCGCTTGAAATGCCCTTCAAAAATCGATTAGGGAAACCCGTGTAATAATTAACAGAATCCAGAGTAGATCGTAAGTTAAAGAATCTAAGATTTTCCTCGTTCGCATCTTTTAGCCACGATTCATCATTCAAAACTGAGATCGGTAGTTCTTTTAATTCGCTTAGGAATGCGTCTGCGACTGGGGTCCAAACTGTTTGCCCCTCCTTTTGTTTTAAGACTCCGTTCGCCTCTACTACTGCCTGGTAGGTTGTAGCTGCAAACTTACCACCTTCTAAGTAGAATAGTGTCGTGCGTCTCGTAATCAAGGGCTTGTCTCGCAGAGACTTCCGTGGTGCCAAATAATCGTACTCATGTCGGAGCTGTGTGAATTTGCCGTAGTTTGGGCCTAGTGTGGACTCGACTTCCCAGTCGGGCACCGCTATCGGATTTATGTTCTGTAGATAAGGCCGGAAACCTATTGCCTGATTTCCCCCCGTCGTTCTTTGTATTTGAAATGGTGCGTTTACAAGAGATATCGATCTGCCATAAAGCAACATGTCTCTAAGCAAACTATCCTTAAGATAGGTCGTTAATGACATCCCTGTCCCTGTTACGTCTTTAAGTTCTTGCTCTAAATCCTGTTGTACTCGCGCAGAGTAGATAGGGTCTTGCTTAAAGAAAATCGACTTCCATAGTGACACCAATACTTCCGATAAATTCAAATATCGGGTCCGTTGACACCTGATCCCTAATATTCTTTGTCCATCTAACTTGCTCGACTCGTTCTCTGTCCGCCACAAGTAATCAGCGCCTACTAGCGTATCGTGATCTCCGTCGTAGAGATCCTTAGCTACTTTCCACACTTTTAATAGTGCTGCGTAGTCAGGATGTTGATAGAATGTTTCCGACATTTATAGCCTGCTTGTTCCTAAAATTCGTTTTGCAAATGGGTTTAGTAAGTCTTTCCCTGCTGTCCTAGCGTATAGTGGGTAGCCTGGGGCGTCCGCAAAGTGCGAGTGATCTTTGTTTTTCTTTTTATCTAACTCCCAAGTCCCTTCTTTTAGAGAAGTTGATTCTAGAGATTTCCTTAAGTTTTTTAGCTGCGGCGCTACTACGAATAGCTCGTGTAGGAGAAGCCTGTTTACCTGCTCAAGCCGATCTTTGACGTCCGGCGCTGAAACTCCCGCCGTTATAGATACCCTTGAGTAGTATTTTTTCAGTACTCGGTATACTTCTGAGTACGCGCTGACTCCGTTTAGCACCTGCCCAACGTGCCCGTCGTGCCCTCCATCTATCTCGATAGGGGTGTTCTTATACAGCTTCGGGTCGAATGTTGCGATAAACTCAGCCGTAGCGTCATACACTCCTCGGGCTCGTCCTGAGCCTTCCGCCACCGCTACGTATCTATTATAGTGATAACCTCGGCGCTGGTGTGGCTGGTGCTGCATTGCTACCCAGGCAAGCGGAGACACCCCTAGATCCCAGCAAAATATGATCGGGACTAGCTGCGTTATTTTCGCGTCTAGCGCTACGTTTCTACTTGACCTGTATTCCCAGTAAGCTGTCCCTTTTGTGAACGCCGTGAAGATTCCGCGTAAGTAGCTTTCTAACTTTGCTGGGTCGCTCTCGTAAGCTTCTGTTAAGCTTTGTATGTAGCCAGCTGGAAGCGTTTCATTGTCTTCTGTGTGTAGGATTATCCTAACTGCGTTTTTCTTTTCGTCTACCCCCTCGGGAAAATTCGCCCTTAACTCGTAAGCATTCCCCATTCCCTCTGGGGTACCCTCGAATAACCTTTGTAGGGTCTTCGCCTTTGGATGTCTTATGCGCGCTATCGTTTTTTGAAACGCCTCCTCTTTCCAGAGGCCAGGCTCAGTGCCGGAGGCATGAGAGATACTCGGCCCTACTAGTCTGTCTGCTCGATTCGCACTCTTGAAGTGAATCTCTTGCTTAGTCTTTTTGAGTATGATCTTAGGCCGTTGCGACGATATTACTTCAAAGTCGATCCCTTCTGTTAGCTGAAACTCCTCTTGTAAGACAGTCGAGTACGTCGGTAATAGGGTGTCTGCAATCTGCTGGTACGTCGGCGCTATTGACCACGACAACGGAGCCCCAATGTTTTTTAGACACTGTAGATAGTGCCAGATCGCAGACCCATATGTCCCTCCAGATCCTAACCCTTTTGTAACGTAGAATGTTCGAAACTGGGTATCATCTTCATATGCGTCGAACACCCAATCCGGCGTGGTGACCGGAGTAAGTATTTCAGCCATCTGTCCCAGTATTTGCAATCGTGGATCGCTTGCTCTTGCGGGTTTGTCCCCTGTTAAGTACTACGGTAATTTTAGGAGCATCTTGTTGTACTCCCTGATCCCCTCTCCAGCCGAGTAGGTTCTTTGTCATCCAAATAATCATAGTAGTGTCTCGCTCTATGATTGCTTTCTCGTACATTGCGCCACATAGATCGACAGCTTGGTCCGCGTATGCTATCGATAACTCCCTCTCGTACTGCTTGCGTAGAGTGTCATCTGATATGCCGATTTTAGCCGCTATAAATGCTTGCGGAACTCCTTTACTAGCTAGTCTTACGACTAGCTCGCGCTCCTGGGGGGTCGGCTCGTGTTCCGGCCTTGCCATTTTTATGTACCCTATTTACTTTGTTTGGTGGGGCGTTGGCCGACTTGCCTATGCGTCCTCATGCGGAGGCATTAACCTCCTGTTGATTAGCTCCGCCTCTAGTTCGTTCCTAACTTGTCTTAGTTTTCTATAGATAATCTGTGGTGTTACCCCTAGTATGTTAGCAAGTTCAGAGGGGTGTAGATGCGTTTCTCCCGCTCCCAAAGCGTTGCGTTTAAATGCATCTCTTGATATCGGATCTGTTTGTTTCAAAGTTGCGTGTATCGCTAGACATACTGCTGCCCATATGTCCCTGGGAGAGTCGTCTAGGTCTATACCGATGGGGTTATATTGCGTGTCGGGTTCTAGTAGATTAATATTCTTCGCACGCGCAGGGTTGCGCGTATTGTAGTACGCTATTGCTTGTCCGACTCGCTGGAAGGGGTACGTATACACTTAATCCAGTCTTAAGTATATTTACGTAATTATCTTATGATAAGAGGGAATTAGATTATTTTGGTGTCGTTAGTTTGACAGTTCCCGGAACCTTCCAAGGCCCCGGCTCTCCTGTGATAAGTTCTTGTAGATCGTCCAGGATAACGCATTTAGCCGCCCCCTGCGTAAATGTACCATCCCTAGCTAGCGACTCTGCGTATCTTATTAGGGTTTCAATCCCTAGCCAGAAGTCCATAAAACTATCTGCCCCAGATTCGTTGAAAAGTATATCTATGTTTTTATAACCTAGCTTTTTCATTGATCACCCACGTAACAATTTTAGACCTAATGGCTCTGGCATAATATTCGGCGTCATTTTAGTGTCCCGCTGAGCTTGTTCCTTAGCTAAAGAGAGTTTTTCTATCGCTGCCCTATGTCCGCTAAATTCATCCATATATAATTTCCTCCATTAAGTTAAAATAATCCCTTCACAATTTCCCTGCACAGCCACGCTGTGTAATATGCGATAAACTCATCAGACTGGTCTAAGTCCCTCATGCATAAATCTCTGGCTATCCGGTTAGCTGCATGTGTCGCCTCATGAGCAACAATGCCAGTGCCGCCCTTCTCGTGTATCCAGATACAGCCCGCTTTATGGCCCTCGTACACAATAAATCTGCCTCTTACCCGTGGATGCTGCGATTCTTCCCATGTCCTCATGCCGATCAGCTTTGCAAACTTGTCGGCGGCTGACTGCAATGCCCCGCCGCGCTGGACATAATAGTCCGTGGAGAAGATTGGATCGTGTATGTATTTGCCTTTTGGCTTCACCCCAACACCCCCCTGGCTGCTGCTGTCATCTCCTGAGACAGCTTCATTAGTCCACACAGGACTATCAAGGGGCCAAGACATCCATCTCGGTTGCTGCCGTAACAACAGAGTATTACCCCGCAAAGCAGAACGATTCCGGAGTTGCTCATTCGCCCAACACCTCATTGGCTGCTTCTGCCAGCTCAACCCGCGCAACCAGTGCCGCCTTAAACTCCTCAAAGCTAAGTGTTTTCCCCGAGGAGTGCGCCCGCTGCCACCGCTCCAAGCACCAACGCATCGCCCGGAGAGCGCCAGCGACATAATCATCCCGACACATGCACCAGACGATAAACTCCGGTCCCTGCTCTGGGCAGCGTTGGTTAGCCCACGCTATCGCCTCAGCCTCTATCTGCTCCTTAATGCTCATTTTGATTCATCCCATGAAAGTAACATTTGTGGATTATGCTCCTGATTCTGTCGCGGGATCGTATTTGCGCGTCATGATTTCTTTCTCCATTTATCGGCTTCTGGACATGTCGAGAAGTGCGAAACGTACCCGTCGAACACCTCATAGTCGTTTTCCGAGTGGTCGATCTTCCTAACTTCCCCGTCTTCCGTGACCATGATGTCCCCATGCTCGCAGTCGGCTGACGAGATCAGTTCGGGATCGACCGGATTCCACTTCCCCGATTCAAGCTGAATCCATTTTACTTTAGCGCCGCAACTGCGGCAGGTATTGCTACTCATCCCCGGCCTCCTGCTTTTTAATAAACATCTTGCATTTACCGTTCCAGATTCCTTCCTTTGGAATCAGCATGTGGAGAATTGAATCCTTTTTATTGCACTCATCGTAATTTCTGAACATGTGAGCGTCCCACACAGCGCAATTGCCACCGTGCTGACACTTCAGACAATAGCGATCTTGATAGTCCATCCCTTCTGCACCGTTGCTAAAATATCCCATCCTCAC